AGTCTCTCTATAAGCTCTACCTCTTCCGCTTTAGACTTTCTTCCGGCGGTCTTATGTCCTCCGTTATTCTTTCTTCCGTCCATAATTAAAAAAGATTATTATTAATTATATAATAGATTTTTAAGGCTTTTGTTAAATACCACTAATATCTTCGTCGTCGTTATTGTTTAGATATTCGTTATATAAGTAGTATATACTCGCTATAGTAAAAGCCCATCCGAAGAAGAATAATACTAGTAATGATCCTACCATATCGGCTCGTATTTTTTAAGTCTCTTATTCTCTTCTAGCGTATACTCTAGCTCCTGTCTTAGAGCTTCGTTCTCTTTTCTTAGTAAGGTATTCCTTCTCTTATAATTTAAAAAGAGGGCGTTTACCGCTTTAGTATCGTTAAGAGCTTCTAGATCTCTCTCTACTATATCCTTTAGGCTATGTAAGGATTTAATATTGTCTCCGAACATACTAGGAGAAGAAAGCCACTGGGGGTATATCGTCTTATAGGAATGAAGTACCGTAGCGTGGTTCTTATCTAAGAATCTAGCTAGTTTCGAATAAGTAGCTTTAGCATTTTCTTTTCCTAGTATATAGAATAGTACTCTAGCGTCTACGTATTCTTGGCTTCTAGTCTTTTTAGATATATCCTTTATCCCGGTCTCTACCTCTACTAGTTGCTTTATCGTATCTAAGTTATTTATCATTTAATCGTTTATTTATATTATCTATAGTATAGTATTTACTCTCTTTTACCGCTTTTAAAATCCCGGCGCAAGCTTCGTACATTTCCGCTCTTTCGTACTCGTTAAGTACTTCTTCCATATCCTCTATGGTAGCTCCGTCGGCTATATCCATTAAAGCCATTATATAAAACTCTTCTACTCTTTCTTTATTAATCGATGACATCTCTTATTACATAAGCATTTAAGTCTTCCTCTACCCTAACAAAATATTTTTCATATATTTTTAATGCGTACTCCAACTTATCTTTTCCTGACTGGTAAAAGTTTTCGGTTACATCATATATTCCTAAATCTCCCGTAGATTTATCAATAGCAAAAAACTTAAAATCTTTCCAGTCTACTTTAAATATATTACAATATATATATAATTGCACATCGTAACCATATTTCTTTGCACTCCATTTAAAGTTTTTTAAGTCACTTGTCGTTTTTAAATCAGCAATATATCCTTGACCCAGAACGTCCGCTTTAGCACGAAATAGGTAACCGTGTAGTATATCAAAACCTGGTTGCTCAAATTCCGCACCTCGTGTTAACTCCTGCCATATATCATTTTGTAATAATGCATCGGCAGTATACATTGCCTTATCGTAATCTTTACGCGTAAATACAAATTGTGAACTACCTATTTCTCTTACTTTTTCTTTATAGGCTTTTGTAACCGCTGATTGTACTTCAACTACGTGACATAATGTATCTAGCTTTTCTGGCTCTAATGCTGCTAAGTGTATTAATCTACCCATCTTAAAAGCCCCACTATCACTTTTAAAGTTTAACGATCTAGCATAAGCTTTAGGTGAATCAATTAAATTCTTAATAGCTGAAGAACTTAAAGCATATTTCCCTAATTCTCCGTAATAAAAGTTATCATCATACATCTTTTCTAATAACTCTGGCTTATTATATACATCACCATTCAATAATTGTATCTTCTCCATACGCTCTTGTGTTTTATGATATATACTTTTAAGCTCGGCCGTTGTTATAAAGCAAGTGTCGTTTCCTTTATACGACGGTTGTATACTTAAGCGTAATGCTTCAAGCTCAGTGCTAGTATTAAACTCATATTCATTATTTCCTATTATTACTTTTACTCCATTCTTAGCCCAATCTAAAAAAGATATTTTAGGTGTTTTAAATGTTATATGTTTCCAGTTAGGTTGTTTTAATACTACTCTCATTATTCGTTTTTTACAAATGAACCATTAACCATTTTGCCTTTTCTTTTAGCAATTACATCGTAAGCGCTATTAATACACTCCTCTATAGGTGTATTATTAAAATGGGCAATACTAGTTAACACTACAACCATATCACCAACAGCATCTTTTACTTCTTCCGGATCGTTTTTTAATATTGCTTCTGCTAGCTCACCGGCTTCTTCCATTAATTTAATATACTGGGTTTTGATATCCCCTTTGTCGTATATTCCTCGGCCGTATGCCCAATCGCGTATTTTACCAAATTCGTCTGTTAGTCTCATATTGTAAAGTTTGTTTTAATAAATTTATTTGTTGTGTAATCTGTTAAAGAATAATTATCGTAATCACCTAATAATTCTGGCAGCTCATATATTTCGTTATCTAAGTATTGCTCTACACTATTTACTTGATTATTGTATATATGCGCATCGGCTAAGTTTAACCCTAGTATACTAGGTTTTAAATTTGTTTCTTTTGCTATGGTATATAAAAATAGTGCACCTACAATTATATCATAAGGTAAGCCCAGAAAAACATCACTACTTCTAAAGTGCATTACCATATTTAATGTATTACCTGTTCGTACAAAATTAAACTGTGTATAGCAGCAAGGTATTACTTGTTTATTTAAGTCGCAGGGATTCCATAAAGTAATAACAGCTCTTCTCGTATTATTATTTATTTCTTCTATAACATACTTAACCTGGTCAAATATCTCATCAAAAGATTTTACTTGATATCCGTACACTCTACCTAAATCTTCTTTGCCATACCCATTCCACCATTTTACATTACAGTCGTTTAAATATTTAATATCAGTTCTCCCCTCGTATATCCATTTAAACTCTGCTAGGCCTTTATCAAAATATATTTTTTTACCTGTAAGCACTGGAAAACCTTTTTGTAAGTCTATATTAATACTTTTATTAAATAGCTTATACGTATCTATACCTGTTCTATTTTCAGTTGATAAACCTTCCCGCAATATTTCTACAAGAAGCTTCCTATAATCTCTTTCAAATTTACTCATTGCTATAATTATTTAATGCAGCTATATATGCCACGGCGTCTAATAATGTATCCTCTTTTAAATTGTATGCCATTCTACTAATTTTTAATGCTATCATACATTTATAAAAGTCTTCTGTAGTAATAACTTTATTGCACAGCTCTGAAGCTACAATAGCCGCTTTTTCCATTGACTTATCAAATGGGCCGTACTGGCGTTCTTTTTCTTCAGCGCGCTCATTAATTATTTCATTTGCTTTATTTAAAATATTCATACAACTCGTTTTGATTTTGTATTTGCCACTCTGCTATAATTTGTTCATACTCGTAAGCGTTAAGCCTACGATTAAGCTCTATCTGGCAGTCTCTAGGATATCCGTCTAGGTATAGATCGGAGTTAGCGATAACCTTCTCTAAGGCTTCGCTCGACATATTTCGTACGTCGTAAGGGATAGGATTGTCTTGCATATTATTTAGTTTATTATACTGCTAATATACAAGATATTTTATTAATAAGCTACTCCTTATTAACTTTTTTTTCTTCTTCTATCTTTTCTATTCGTAAAAGTATAGATACTATTATCTTTTCTAGGTTCTCGATACGGTTATTAATATCAACTAAGATCTTATCTTTTCTAGTTACTCTTGCTTTCATATCTTTTTCTTATAGCTTCTATATATAGGGTAGCGTCCATTAACTCTTCTTGTAAGTGTACTAAGAACTCGTAAAAGTCCTGCGGACTATCCTCTAGAGTAGTTCCGTACTTTTCTATACCTACCTTACTTCTTTTATCGTAGAGACTTTTAACGTCTTCTACTACTTTATCTTTCTTAGTTTCTCCGGTATGGTTCGTAGAATATCCTTGATTCTCGAAGTACTTAGTTACGCTATCGCTCATCTTATAAAGAATCTCCATAATTTAACAATAAAAAACTCTACTACCCTAAAGAGGATATATCCTACTATTAACTTCTGTATCATAATCCTAGCTCTTTTCCTTTACGTAGTATCTTTAACTCTTTCTCTAGCTCCTCTATCTTAATAGTAGCCTCTCTCGCTTTACGTACCGCTCTCTGCTCTCTAGATCTATAATCCTCTAGGGCTAAATGAAAAGTACCCTTCTCTACTATTAGCTTAGTCGATAATAGACTTACCTCTACTAGAGAGTCTTTTACTTCGCTTAGTCTTTCGTTATCCGGTTTCTTTTTATACCAGTCAAATATAGTCTCTTGTAATACTAAGAGAGCCGAGTTTAGTCTTAGGTCTTCTAGGTTATCTAGTTTCTTCTGGTAGTTATATTTCTTAGTCATAATATTTCTGCTTCTATTACCGGGAGGAGAGCTATCTCTTTAGGTACTCTATTATTATTACTAAAGGTAGTAGTTTTTTTTAAATATTTAACCTCCCAGACGGGATCAACCTCAAATAAATTAAACCTATAAACTCCTTTAGGAGTAGAATTGATATACATAGGTATATCGAAATTATCGTAAGCCTTTAATAAAAGAGCTTTGTATTTAGCCTTCTCTATAATTAATGTATCGTAATGGGTCGCTCTACATTTTAATTCTATACGATGGGTAGTATTAGGAGAGTAGCAGTCCCATTTAGAGAACTGCTTTTTGCTTTTAACTAGGTCGGGGTAACAACAACCTACTAGATAGTTAAAAAGATCTTCTTCCTTCACTATTTATATTCGTTATATAAAGCTACTAGCTTAGACCATACCTCGGCTTTAAAGGCGCAGGAGCTACACCCCTCTACTCTAGTTCTAAATACCCTCTCGAATATCTTTATAAATTTATTTTGGTCTTCCGGAGGGAATCTATTTTGCCTAGACTCTATAGTAGTATGAATAAGATTAAACTCCTCCTCTAAAAAACATTCCGGCTTCTCGTATCTAAATTTCTCGTTTAGTTTCTTCTTACGCTCCTCGCAACCGCAGTCTTTCTCTAGTTTCTGGAAGACGGTATCTACTACCTTCTTAATACCGGTAGCCTTAGTAATTTTTTCTACGGTATCTCCCAAGCCTTCGCTTCCTTCCCCGTGTTTCTTAACCCATTCCTTGTAGGCTTTAGTCCTCTTGTCTTTCGGTTCTAATTCGCTCATAATCTTGATTTTTATAATCTATGTAATCCTCGTTATACTTTTCTCTTAGTTTATTCTTAGCGTTTTTAAGAGTATGGAATATGCTAACGAAACTTATACCCGTCTCTCTAGCGATACCTCTTATACTTAGATCGCTATCCCGGTAGAGTTTAAATAGCTTCTTATTATACCAGTGCCAAGTCTCTATCTCTTCGTCTATAAGCAGACATATATTATTATACGCTTCCTGCTCTAGGATAAAGTCCTCTACCTCTAGTTGTAGGTTATTCTCTTCGTCGTCTATATATACCTTAATTATCTTTTTCTTTTTATTAAAGTACTGGTAGAGTACGCTTCTTAAAGTAAAGAACATATAACCCTCGGCGATCCTTTCGTTTTTAATAACCTTCTCGGGCTTAGCGTATTTATATAAAACAATATAAGCTTCCATTACTAAATCTTCCGCATAATCGTATTCACCGAAGCTTTCGATTATCTTAATCCATTTCTTATGATCTTTATAAGCGTACTTTAACCAGTCGGAGCTTCCCATACTACTGTAATTGCTATTATAAATATACATACTTGTATAGTATGCTCTGTAATTCCCTCTTCGAAATCCGTCTTAGAGTGTAACGCTCCTACCATAGACCCTACTATAGGACTTACGTAAACCTCTGCGTTTACTATATAGCTAATAATATACGCTAATAAGGTTAAGACGATAAGAACTATAATAAGATTAGTCATATTAAAAAGGTATTTTTTCTTCTGTAGTTTTATATTCTATAACGTCTTTTCCTATATGTTCGAATCCTACGTTATTTAATTTCATTCTAAGCCTTATAGGCTCTTCGTGCGGTGTACATCTGCCGCCGGTCTCCGTTTCTTTGACCTTCAGCACGTGGAGTTCCGTAAACATCCATTCTGTTTTATGCGACGACATTCTATGTACGCAAAAGACGTCGTCAGCCCGGTTACCCCATTTACCTCCACCTTCTACTTGAGCCATAGATAACGGCTGAGGTAGACCTTCGTACTCGTGTCCTTTCGGGTAGGGCTTTCTTAGAGCTTCCGTTACTCCGTGAGCGTTTACGAATATAGTTACGTTATTCTTTTTAGCGAATAATCTAAACTCCGTCGCTACGTGGTAATCATAGTCGTGGCTTCCTAAAGACTCATTTAACTTTTTATCCTTAGATAAGCTATTATACGGATCTATAAGTAGAGCGTCGTAATCCCAAGCGTCTTTAATACTTTCCGCTTCGTTAAGAACGTCTTTATAAGTTACTAGGTCGTTTACCTCTATAAGCTTAAAATAAGTATCGCACCATTTTACAGCGTTATCTATCTCTTCGTCGTTAGCCATCTGTATAGGCTTATTCATTTTAAACTCTATTATCTTTCTTACTATAGAATGAGAAGTATTCTCGCTACTCCAGATAAGAAATCTAAGCTTATGCTTTATAGCCCAGACCGTAAAAAGATAACTTATTATCGTAGTTTTGCCCACATTTGCGTGTCCTATTAGCATATTAAAATTGCCGGGCTTATACCTTAGATACTCGTCGATTTGAGGTATACCTATCTTTAAGCCTTCTTTAACTCTTCCGTATTTTATATCTAAAATCCCTTTTTTAATGTTTGATATATTAGCTACCATTATCCTTTTATTGGTGTTATTCCGTATTTAAACTTCTGTTGTATAGAATTATGCCTAGGCTCTATATAGTATCCTACGATAGGATTTACCTTATAATTCCAAAAATCT